AGATTGTATAGCGTTGAAGCCTCTCGACACGGTGAAGGTGTATCAGAAATGGTGCGCCGCAGTCGGTGCAGGTGGACAGAAGCTCACATTCGGTTTACCAGTTTACCAGAGTTTCTACGATGTATTCGTTAGAGAGTCCAAAGGTGCAGCTCCACTGATTGATCCAACCCTAGAAGGTGGATTCTTTCGGCAGAGCGTAGGCATGAACCGCATCCGAAGTGTGGTGACGCCTGAAGCAAGACATTCCTTCTGGTTAGCTTTTAACATATCACCTGAGTCACAAATCGCTATGGAAACATATTACGATTCATATCAGGTGGAAACCGGCACAACGTTGATGCGTTGGGCTAATCTTCCAATGATCGGTTGCTGAGCAGCAGGCTGTCGCCCTAAGCGACATTGGGTCTATGGGGTAATTACCCAAAACTATTATTTTAGTGCTAACCAAAATGCCAAGAGACTGCACGGCGTACTTCGGCTCCCATTGATGTACAGTCCCACTCGAGTCAGTGGGATCCAATACATGACTCAAAAGAATAATAAGAGAGCAAGCTCGAAGAAACTTGCAACGCAGTTAGCAGCGTTAAAAATTGCTAACAAGAAGAGGTCGAAGAAATCAACACCGTTTCGAGACACAGGGGGGATACTTGGCAAGAGCATTGGAGGAATGCTCGGCATTCCACAACTTGCGGGTGTTGGGAAATGGTTAGGTTCAGGCATCGGGAGTATCTTCGGAAGTGGAGATTACCAACTTGCTGGACCGCAACCAGGTTACAACACTTTATCTGGCCAGACGCCCAAGTTCAGTGCGACTCATGCGACCAATATCGTGTGCCATCGTGAGTATCTTGGGGATATCTCGGGTAATGGTTCGTTCACAAACGCATCTTACCCACTCAACCCTGGGATGGCTACCACCTTCCCTTGGTTGTCAACGATTGCTGCCAACTACCAACAATACCGATTTCATGGTTTAATTTTCGAATTTAGACCGTTGATAACTGACTTTGTTACCGGTGGTTCCCCTGGAGTTATTGTAATGACTACAAATTACAATGCTGACGACGATCCATTCATCTCGCGACAAGAAGCGGAGAATGCGGAATTTGCCGTCGCGGTGAAGCCAACAAATGGATTGGTACACATGATTGAATGCGCAGCTGATCAGACGCAAACGAAATTATTCAACGTTCGAACCCAAGCTGTTAAAGCTGGTCAAGATCTCAGGTTGTATGATCTTGGGTTAACCCAAATCATAACTCAAAACAACCCGGTCCAAAACTTAGGCGAGTTATGGGTTTCATATAACGTTGAATTTTTCAAACCAACACTAGCATCTAGCAATGATTTTGAAGATGCTAGCGGATTTCACTCATACAGAGCTACAACTAGTTCTGGCAATCCTCTTGGTTTGGTTCAAATCACCCGTTCTGGCAATGTTAATGCTGTTATCACTGGCAATAGTATTGCATTTTCAAATCTCGATGTCGGTAGTACTTATCAGCTCCATATTTCTCAATATTGCTCTATTCCTACTACTATAAGCTTAATCGCACCAACCTTAATTGGCTTGGTCGGTGTCAACTACCTTATCAACGACACGTTGCCTGCGGTATCTGGCACCGGTACCTTATCGACTAACAGTTACCTCACAATGATCGTCGCTGCAACTTCAATCGCTGCAACAATGACTTTCACAGGTAGCACTCTCGGTACAGGTACCACTAGTTGCGATATCTGGTTCAACAAACTCGACTCAACCATAGTGAATTAGTTCACATGGATCTTCAAGGATACCTCGACGCTGTGACGTCGACACAATTTACGACTGTGTCCTAGGTAGTAAAAGCAAGGTAACAACACCAACATTGAACATAATTAACTCAATTAGTGTGAAGTCAGTCACCAACTGATCCTTTTGTCGGAGGTTAAGGCTTTAGACTTAACTAAAATGATAGTGTTCTATCCGGTTGTGGTATCCGTTCCTAGGACTATGCGGCACTTACGTTAGTGAATAATTTAGTATAATTGTTGTGATGTCCAACACGCCGATCGGGGCGATAATCCGAATCCGGCTCTGTGGGTCGTAACGTTGTGCTCGCTGGTATAGTGTTTCTAATAAAAACAACTAGATGGAGCAAACACAACTGACATGGTC